ATTGCTCGACAAACAACCGATATTATAAGTCGGATTCTGAATTATCTTCAGTGCCGCTAATTTTGAAATATTATTCACTTCCATTTTTGTAATTGTTGGTTCTATTGTCTTTGTAGATTTCTTGCAAGATTAAATTTGCGGCTTTTTGCAATTTTGTTGCCTTTTCCTTTTTGATTGTCAGATCCTTCCCGTGACCGTCTATAACCACTGTTTCGTGGACCCCTTCTTCATTAATGAAGCCGTTACTCCCTAATTTAAAAACTCTTTCTAAAAACTCTTGGGCGGCGCGTGTCAACTGCTGCTCTGTGAGTTTGACTTCTGATTTAAGCTCGATATTCATTATCTAAATATAAGCTTTTAATAGATCATTGTCAAGAAAAACGTGTAATTCAGGTTGTATGGCCGCAAAAAATCGTTGTAAAGCCGGGATCTCTTTAGAGGTCGAATTAACTAGGAAACAGGAACTCATAGCAAAGGAATTGGCAAAAAAAGAAACGAAGGTCACGTTTTTGTCTGGGTGCGCGGGAACAGGAAAAACTTGGCTCGCTTTTTATGTGGCGCTTTATCTTTTAAACAAAGGAGAATTCGAAAAAATACTTTATCTAAGAACTCCAATTGAAACAGGAAGAAGTCTGGGCGCGTTGAAGGGCGAGCTTAACGACAAAATTAAACCTTATTTAGAAGTTTGCAAAGATAAACTTCATGAATTTATGCTTCCAGAAAAGGCTCGTCAGTTAATAAACCAAGAAAAAATAGAAGGTGACGTAATTAACTTCATAAGAGGCAAGACCTTAAAAAACACTATTGTTATATTTGATGAAGCGTCGAATGCGAATCTTCATGAAATCGAAACCGTTTTGACAAGAATTCAAGATTGTAAAGTTATTCTTTGTGGAGACTCTAGACAAAGTGATATCAAACAATCATGCTTTGACAATGTTTGTGAAGTATTTAAAGACCCAGAATCTAAAAGCCAAGGTGTAAGGGTATTTGAGTTCGACAAATCTGATATTATGAGAGATCCAATTATAGGCTTTCTACTAGACAGATTGGATGGGCTACATATGTGAGCTACACGTTTTTAATTGCTTTTGGTGTAATTAATTGATATAATTTAGTTATGAGTCACCAATTTTGTGTTAAATGCGGAGAAAAAAATACTTACGAGGCTAGTCCTCCTAATTTCTGTTGTGGATGTGGTCAGCCTTTTAATAAAAGCGTAGCTACGCCTAAAGCGGTAGATCAAAATGAAGAAGCCACCTCAGAGGCGACCCTAAATATAGATAAAAACAAACTTGCAGAAGGATGGGTCGCGCAAGTAAACAGCGTTGAAAGGAATACGCTGGGGGACCTTTATAAAAACCCTTCCCCAAGAGGAAATAATATAGCTAGACCTAGACCAAAATCTCTAGGAGAAAATGCAGCAGAGGCCACTAGACAAGCTTGCGCACCAGTCAGATCAACTAAAGAAGTTGGCGTTGACAAGTCATAATGGACGAATTCGAAGATAAAATCGATGAGATAGACCAACTGCTAAAGTCAAATAGGGACAAATGGAGATTGGATTCTATTACTTGGATCGACTATGACGATATTTCTCAATTAATAAGACTTCATATTTATAATCAATGGTCTAAGTGGGATCAGTCCAGACCATTTGGACCTTGGTGTAATACTGTAATCAGCAACCAGATCACTAATAAGATAAGAGATAATTATAGGAGGTTTGCAAAGCCTTGTCTTGGTTGTCCTCATTATGTTTCAGAAACAGGCTGCGCTCTTACAGGATCAAAAGTTCAAGATAGCTCCTGCCCTGATTATGCTAAATGGGAGAAGAAGAAGAAGCCCATGCATGATATTAAAATGCCCTTACCTTTAGAACCGTCTTTCGTTGATGTTTCTACTGATATATTTGATGAATTTGACTTCTTCAAAAGCTCAGATAATCTTCATGAGGAAATATTACAAAGACTTAAGAACGACAAACACCAGAGGATATATCAACTTCTTTTCGTAGAAGGCTCGTCTGAAGCAGAAGTGGCTGAAGAAATGGGCTTCAAAAGAGAAGCGGGAAACAGAAAAGCGCCTAGATACAAACAACTTGACAATATCAAGAGTAAGTTTGTAGAAATAGCAAAAAAAGTTTTGCAAGAAAATGAAATTATCGAGTCAAGAGAAAAGTAAGGTTGATGAGCTTTATGAAGAAAGAGTGGATATCAATTGGATTACCCGCTCTATGTTTGGGGGTTATACCTTAGAAGGTGATAAGGAGGAAGGAGGCCTCTATTCTTCTGATGGCAGACTAATGGATGGAAGATGCAGAGAAGGCAGGGCTGTAAAGTCTTATCTAATTGCTAATAACAAAAATTACAACACCACAAAAAGCGAAGCCAAAAACGTTGTAGAATTGTCTGTTTCTCAAAAAGAATTTCTAATGTCCGAACAAATCTCTTCCGAGATGCAACCTATCGAGATAGCTAGGGTCGTGTTCGAAGATGAGAATGTCAAGGCTCTTTCTACTCCTCATAGGCTTGTTCTTAGTTTCTTAGAGGAGTTCAGGCCAGATATTGTAGATGAAGGAGCTTCCCTATCTAAGAGGAGGTGGACTCCCCCAAAATCCCTTCAAATGACGATAAGGAGGGTGAATAAATGGTGCGACATTCGTTTAAAGGAAGATCCTGAATGTATTTCTTCTAAATATAATCGCTATATTGGAAAGCTTTTAGAATATTACGGTATTTTTAAATTATCTCAAACTATTAATAGTTTTAAGACCGAATCTGATAGGGAGTTATTTGAATCAGAATTCGTCAGGGCCACTTGGGATAAGCCTGATCTCACTGTAGATGAAATAAATCTATATATGATGATATGCAGCAACTATGTTCGTGCTACTCATATTCAAAAGAGATTAGACTGCTTCAATTCGATGTTGGAGAACGAAGAACTGGAAAGCGGAGATTTAACCATGCGTTTGACTGAGAACGTCAAAGCTACCAATGAGGAATTAAACGCTTGCGAGAAAAGAATAGAGAGTATTACTCATAAATTGAATGGAAGCAGGGCGGATAGATTAAAGAACCAAAGTAAAAGTGCTGGTAGCATAGTAGATCTAGTTAGGGAAGTTCAAGAGCAAGAGGGAAGAAAAAGACTGTATGACATGGCCCAACAAAGGGCTAAACTCGTAAAGGACGAGGCAGAAAGAATCGAATCCTTAGATGAATTCAAAGCTAGGGTATTTGGGATTAGCCAAGAAGAGTTGTTGTAATGCCTGATAAGCCTCATAAATGCCTCAATTGTAAAAAGGAGTTTAAATCTCTGAGGGGCCTTCATATACATTTAAAATCTCACGGAGGAATGCAGAGTTATTATCAAACTTACTATCCAAGGTTTGATTTATATGATAATTCAATTATTAATTTCCAGAGTAAGAGTCAATATTTTTCCGCTTATTTTAATTCTGATAATAATAGAAAGAAATTTTATTCAGAAGTTAATCTGTCTAATAAGGCGAAGGAGTCGGTTGTAAATGAAATTAAAACCAACGCCGACTTTAAGGAATATTCTTTTTTGCCTAGTGAGAATTATTTGATTTTGTCTAAACTCCCTACAATCGAGAATATAAAAAGGTTGCACGGTTCTTGTGCTGAAATGTGCAAAAAAGCAAAGCTAGAACCTTTGTTCACTCAGAATCTTCCCAAAGAGTTTTGGGAAAGGCAAGATTTTAATGATTTAGTCGTCTTAGTAGACACTAGGGAGCAAAAGCCTTTTGATATAAAAGGTTCTATTGAAAGTAAATTGGATTTCGGAGATTATACAAGCACTAGCCATTACAGCAAGGTTTTCGTCGAGAGGAAGTCTATTCCAGACTTTATTTCTTCTTTAGGCTCTGGGGCAGATAGATTTGAAAAGGAATTGAAAAGGGCCGAAGAATTCGACTCTTACGTTGTTATGGTCGTAGAAGGATCTCTAGAAGATATCAACAAGTTCATTTACACTACTCCAAAACATAGAAGGCCTAATCTTGATTATTCTCTACATAATCTGAGAAAGCTTCTAATAGATTACGCTAAGAGCTTTCAAGTTCTTTTTTGCAACGGAAGAGCAGAGGCAGAAGATTTAACCAAGCGCATTCTTTATTTCGGAGAGCATGTAAAGAATTGTGACTTACAATATTTTTTAAATTATGTGGCAAAAGGGTGAACAAGAGTATAGATTCGATTTATCTTCTTCTAGGATAAACGAAGAGTTGTTGGAACGGGAGGGTTTCATTCCAGAAGAGGAGGCTTATGATTTGTTGTTTCGTTTTTTAAGGAACAATATAGGTCTTGCTTCTCAAATGTTTATTGGGATGAAATTATTCCCTTTCCAAGAGATGCTAATCAAATCAATGATGATTGGCGACTTTTCTATGTTTGTATTGTCTCGCGGTATGTCTAAAACTTGGTCTGCTGGAATCTTTGTCATTCTTCAACTCATATTCAGACAGGGCGTTCACATTGGAGTTCTTTCTAGCTCCTTTAGACAAGCCAAGTTTATTCTACAAAAGGCGGAAGATATTCTCAAAAAACCCGCTGCTGTATTAGTCAAAGGGTTATTCAAGTTTACCA